GTCCTAATCTTTTAAAAGATATTTTTGACAAACGTTATTATCAACCTTATGACTTTGCGTTTAGTCCGTGGGGAAAAGAAAGACACAGTTACGGTGTTCGAAAAGAAGGACACTTTACAAAACAAGTTCATGTAGCATTTACAGATTTGATACTTCCGTATATTAAGGAAAATTGCCTATGAAAACATTATTCGCAATAGGTGACAGTCTTACTGCTGGTGCAGAATGTATCGGTGATAAAGACATGACCGAATTAAACAAAGAACATGCATATCCTATGTATGTAGCAAACAAATTAAAATTTGATACTTGTATTAACAAAGCATTACCAGGAGCGTCTAATGATTGGATAACACGTAAATGTGTATTAGAATTAGAAGAACTTAAACGACGAGGACAAGATTTAAAAGATTGTTTTGTGCTAGTTGGATGGTCAAGCATTAATAGAACCGAAGTTAATATTCGTAGTGTTTTAGATCAAGTAGCAGTTGACCCAGAAATAAAATTAGAATTCATGCCAGACTTACAACATGCTGAAATGAATTTGTTTAGTTCATTGTTTGTTAATGCTAATACTAATCCGACCAAAGTCAAAGGCGATGGTGGGTTGTTTATAGAAACTTGTCACGAAGTTAAAAACTTTAGTGGAAAGTATCTTTGGGATTATGAACTTGAATATGAAAAATGGTATTCAAATATTCAACTACTAAGATCATATTTAGAACAAAACGTAGGAAACTTTTTGTTTCACAATAATATACACAAGTGTGAAGTGCATAGTGATACATATAATTTTAAAAACTACTTTCAACCTAGAGATGAAAGTTTTAATGAATGGGCAACAACTAACGAATATAGTAGGATGAAACTATTTCATCCTGTAGAAAAAGCACACGGTGATTATAGTAAATTACTAGTCAAATATATCGAGGATAATTTATGAAAAGTATTTGGTTAAAAATAAAATTAAAATATGCTAAATGGAAAACTAAACGCGAAGTTAGAAAAAAACTTAAACTGTTACAAAAGAAAGATCCTTTTATATATAAATGATTATGAATAATAAAATTACGTGGGGTATAGTAGCAAACAGTCATGATGCTAGTCTTGCGATATTCAAAGGTGTACATCCTGTGTGGGCGTGTTTAGCAAAAGACTTTACAGGTGTAGACAATGATCCTGACTTGAATTTTACAATGACTAGTGTAGCAAAAGAGATGTATGGCATTCCTGATGAAATAGTATGGTATGAATATCCTAGACTCAAATGGTTGCGTCAACTGTGGGCAGGACAGAGAATTCCTTATAGTGATACAAATGTAAGAGAATATCTAAAATCCTATGACGTTGGACCTATTAATAAATTATCGTACACAAAGCATCACGAAAGCCATGCCGCATATGGTTACTACGGTACCAATAGCGGAAATACACGTTGGGCAATAGTTGTACTAGATAGTATAGGCGAGTTTGAAACTTATACTATATGGGACGGACTTGGTGGTCGTATTAAAAGAATTCACAGTCAAGGATATCCGCACTCCATAGGTTTATGGTATAGTGCTATGACACAACGACTAGGACTAGTAGCAAACAAAGATGAATATCTTGTAGCACAAATGGCAAAGCAAGGTAATGCTGAACGTTATAAAAAAGATGTAGATGAATTATTTGATATCAACTATCCTAGTGTAAAATTTAATGTTAACATGCACAGAGGATTAGATGCTTGGTTACCTGATGCAGATGCTAATGATTTGGCCGCGGTAGTACAATCCAAGTTTGAAGAAATCATTATGGGAATTAGCCTTTGGTTAAAGAACGTACACCATTATGAACAAGTGTGTTTTATGGGCGGGTGTGCATTAAACAAACCTGCAATAGATAATGTTATAAACTCTAGAATGTTTCAACATGTGCATGTTCCAAAACACCCAGGCGATCCGGGAAGTTGTTTAGGAAGTGTTTTCGCCAAAACTAAAACAAGAGTTGACTTTAGCGACAAAATATGGTATAATAGTACAACAGATGGCAAAGGGAAATAATGCAAGATTTTAATCAAGATATACAGAAGTTATTTTTAGAAATGTTTCTAAGCGATGCAGAAGCATTTGTAAGATGTCAAGGTATATTTGAAAGTGAAAACTTTGATCAAAAACTAAAAGAAGGTGCTGAATTTATCAAGCACTATGTTGATGAATACAAAGTTATGCCTGAACTTGAAATTGTAAACAGTAGTTGTGGAACACAATTCAAAGATGCTAGTAGTGTAGGACAAGAACACACAGACTGGCTGTTGGATACATTTGAACAGTTTAGTAGACACAAAGCACTAGAACGTGCAATTCTTAAGAGTGCAGACTTACTTGAAAAAGGTGAGTATGGTCCAGTAGAAGGACTAGTAAAAGAAGCAATACAAATTGGACTTGCAAAGGACATGGGTACAGATTATTTCTTAGATCCTAAAGCAAGACTAGAAGGACTCAAAGACAACAACGGACAAGTAAGCACTGGCTGGCCTAGTATTGATAGAAAACTGTTTGGTGGATTCAACAGAGGTGAACTTAATATTTGGGCAGGTGGATCGGGTGCAGGTAAGAGTTTGTTCTTGCAGAATATGGCAGTTAACTTTGCACTAGAAGGTATGAATGTATTGTACATAAGTTTAGAACTTTCTGAAGCACTAACGGCTATGCGTATTGATAGTATGCTTACAGGTGTAGCAACAAAAGAAATTTTTAAGAATCTTGATGATGTAGAGATGAAAGTCAAAATGATGGGCAAGAAGTCAGGTAAGATACAAATCAAATATATGCCTAGTGGTAAGAACGCAAACGACTTGCGTAGTTACGTAAAAGAATGGTCAATTAAAAACAAGTGTCAACCAGATGTGTTATTAATTGACTACTTAGATTTGATGATGCCATTGAGTGTTAAAGTATCACCAAGTGACTTGTTTGTTAAAGACAAATATGTAAGTGAAGAACTACGTAACTTGGCTATGGAACTAGGTTGTGTGTTTGTTACAGCGTCGCAGTTGAATAGAGCGGCAGTAGAAGAAATTGAATTTGATCATTCGCACATCAGTGGAGGATTAAGTAAGATTCAAACTGCTGATAATGTTATTGGTATCTTTACAAGTAGAGCAATGAAAGAACGTGGACGTTATCAAATACAGTTTATGAAAACTAGAAGTAGTAGCGGTGTAGGACAAAAAGTAGATCTAGAGTTTGATGTAGATAGTTTACGTATTAAAGATCTAGTAGAAGATGAACAAGGTTCATACAACCAGTCTACAGGAAGTAGCATTTATTCTAATATTAAAAAACAAAGCACAATAGATGATTCTAATACTACAGAACGTAGTGATCCAACTGAAGGTATTACTGTAGGTAAGGTAAGTGGTAAAACACAATCAACTAAACTAAGAGAACTTCTTAAAACAATTAATACTGAAGAAGATTAAATTAAATCTCGCCACCTTGCTATAGGTAATTTTTCGCTATTGGTATACCAAAGATTTCCATAGAATTGTGTGCGTTGAAACTGCAAATGATCATAGTCTAACTTAACAGCATGTATTGTTCTGCTATTAGGAGCAAACATTGTTATACTATTGTTCTTGGTGTGTTTGAACTTTGTATCTGCCCAACTCCACGGAACCCAACAACGGTCTACATTAGAATTGTTTTCCCAATAATCATACAAGTGTTTTTTATCTTCCACAAACTCCATAAAATGGGTGTGCAGTCCTAGATGTTCTGCTTGTGGATTGTTTATGTTAATCATATATGTTGCACATTTACGTCTTATATCCGGGTGTGGAGATATTTCATAACCAGAGACATATTTTTGTATTGCTGTTTCTACTCTAGTTTCTCTAGTCTTGCCAAATTTATTTTTAATACAATCATGCCACGCATCGCTGTTGAAAAATTCAACAAGTTCTTCTAGTACTGTATCTTGATATGATTGCAATCGAAAAGCAATGCCTACTCCCTCTAGTAAGTCCTTGTTAGTAGTTTTGTAATCATCACTCTGTTTATTATACCAACTAATATAACTATTAACATTTTGCGTACACCCTGGAAAACTTACAGGCTTGTAGTCGTATGTTTGTTGTAGTTGTTCACACATTGCTTCTGTACTATCAAATTTAGGAACATTTATCTGCGTTGCATTAACAATTTGTACAAAGTGTTCTTCGTTAAAGAAATCTTCACAGTAAACAAAATCAAATGGGGTTTTACTAATGGTCTGATTGTTTATCTTATCAATCAAATAATCATACATTGTATGCTCCTTTATTAAAACATACTTGCTGTGGCTTCTTCGACACAGGTTTTTACAATCTGCTTCCACAATAATTTAGGATTGATATTCAAAACATCTTTAGGACAGTCTGTTACCAACCATTTGTGTTGAGGTGTCCACGGGTGTTCTCCGCTCATTTCACCTGCTAATTGATGTGGTGCCCATGTACACATTCCTAGTGTGATTATCCAATCGCTTGGACCTCTGCTACGTTGCAATTCTTCAAACAATGATTGATTGCTGGTAACATTTAAATTGTCATTGATAGGTATAGTATTGCTCATAATACAATCACTAGAGTGTACAATGTGCAGTGCATTTGGTTCGACTGGACCGCCTATAAAACAATTCTTATCTGTGTCAATATGAACGCCGATTTCCGAAACAACAGTGTTCACTTTAAGTGTGTCGGTTTGTTTGTTTAATTGTAACCCCCAAGTTCCTGTTTTAGGACTGTCTTCAATAACAAGAATTACACTTTCTTTAAAGAATTCTGAATGACTAGTAGGCTGTGAAGCCAACAACTTGTTGGTATAATTCATAATAGTATTTATTTGATTTCTACTGTTGCATTTGTCTGTCCGAGGTCAAGTTTCACTACCCAATCACCGTTAGGATCTAATACACCTAATGGACATTGTAGTTTCTCAATCTCTTCGCCGTTCATACCTAGACTGCTTCCGCTTACAACAATATGCATATTAAATGATCTTGCATACATCTGTAAATGATTTTCGTGCCAAGTATATATTGTTTGATCCCACGGAACACGACCTCCTACATTGCAATTAACACTGCAAAATAAAACATCCACACCCATTCTCGAAAGTCTATTCACATAATAAGGATTACCTGTAGGACTTACTGTGGGTGTTGCCCATATGTCATTACAAATCAAAACTCCTCCTTTGTGATTGTTGGGTAGGTCGAATACAAAAGGTGCCCATCCCGGGAGATAAGCATTTCGTTCGCCACCACCATGTATGGTAGTTGTCAATAGGCGCTTGTTATAAGCACCTTTGTATCCGTTGTCATATACCCTAACTTGATTGTAGGGCATACCATCAGGTTCCATCCAACCTGTACCTAGAAGTAACTGTTTTGATTGTTGTGTTGCAACTCCAACTAGATATCTTTCTGCTTCCATGAGTTCGTTGACATTGTGCATGTCATTGATAACAGGAGGAGCAAAGTAACCACTGAGGCTTCCTTCGCCTGTTAGAATATATCCTTGACCATCATTGATGCACTGTTCAATTGTGTCGATGTTGGCATCTAATTTTTTTGTTATTGGTAATTGTGTTGCTGTTACTTTCATAACAGTATTTACGAAACCTAAAGACTGGTGCCTGGATTATTGAAAGGTGCAAAATTCATACCTGGCAAAAAGATACATGCCATATCCTCATTTGGTTGTATGGTAATACTAAATGATTTAGTTTGTGGATTGATCCATATGACCATTCTACCTTTGAGCATTTGACCATTTGGTATTCTCCATGATGCATCACCTGTTGCTGTGGGCAACTCTTTGTAGTTTTGTAGTATTTCCATTATACTAGCGATAGGTCCACAGTCTAACATAACTGGTAGATTTACTATCCCATCATTTGGTACTTGTGGTGTCGGACTAGGAGTTGCTTCTGGTTGTGCAAACACAGTGGTTGCGGATAATAACCAAAAAAGAAATCCTATTAAGATTGTTTTTTGCATACTAATATTTATGTTTGCGTTCGCCTAGGGGTCGTTGTTTGAATTCTTGCGCCACTGTGCGCCAATGATGCAGAGCCTGTCGACACTGTTCTTGTTCCATTGGGTCTTGCAGTTTTTTTAATTGTGCTTCCAGGATTCGTATTTGTTCTCCGGGACTTTTTCGATGTTTAAATTTTTTCATAGTAGTGTTGTTTAAAAGATAAAACCGGTTTTACTAAATGTTTGTTTTAGTTCCGCTGTCTAGTTCAAGCAAACGTTTTAGTTTGTCTTTTTGTATGCAGAATACACTTTCAATCTGTTTACCTTGGAACGCCTGCATCATTGCTTGTTCCAACTGAGTGCTGTTTGTGTACACATATTGTTGACATGCGTCTACTGTGTCAAAGTGTGGTTGGGTGTAAACAAACGTGTCTTGACTGCCGTCTGTGTTGATACCCAGCATGAGTACAACTATAAACCATTTCATACAAGTATTTAGTCTCTGTTGTGAATGCTATATTTATCTGTACAAGGGTAGATGAGTTGTTTATCGAAGTTTTATACAACCTTTTATATTATATAGAACTAGGTTCTGTGTACATGCGAGTGTGTGTTGATCTTATCACATAAACAACTCTACAAGTATTTACTTGACTGTCGCAAACACCCGGGATAATAGGTTATTTTCCGCAACTCTCAGGAGCAAAAACACAGCCTAGTACGTCTGCTATACCTTGGAAGTTGGGTGGGCCATTCTCTGTACGCGAAGCGTCAGCCGCAGATTTTTTCGACTGCGAAGCAGTAGCGGTAGCATTTTTAGCGTCAGGTTCAACCAGCGTGTTCAAGGGTTGCGTACAACCAACAAGCCCAACTAGAACCAGTGTGACAAGGAGCGTTTTCATAATAAATATTTATATGAAAGCAGATGATGCATACATCGAAGCGTTTCAAACTGTGGTAGACGACACGGAAAATACCACCGGACTAACCTTGCCTTGGCACATCAAACAGTATGTTGTACATCTACTAGCAGAGCGTGTCACACACGACCTACAACCTATAAACACCTATGCAGAAACTGTGTTTGCTATGACCACAGCACGTGATGCTAAAAGCCTAGGTGACAGTGCTCTATGGCTCACAGGTGTGTTTCCTAGTGTTCCCCAACGCAACTATAAAACTGAAATTGGACGTATAGCATACTCTAGACTCACACATGAATCACTTTGGAACACACAGTTGTTCATTGACCTTGAAGAGCATATATACCCTGTGCGTAACTTTATCACACATGTGATTCGTCCACTTTGACTAGTACGTGAGCATACTTTAAATAGAACAGTTGATGTAGAGCGTGAGTTGAATCCAACCAAAAGCGTGTTCTATTAGCATGAGCATCTATGACTACTCCACATAGACTTAGATCACGTATGAAGCCCTGTGCTTGATCAAAGTCTCTTGTGTATATGCAGTAGTGTTCTATTTGATTTGCGCCTTTGCTATGCGTTTTTTAAGTGTACTAACCTTACCCGTGAGTGCGTCATTGTGGTATGCACTATAGAACTCTTGTACAACTGTGCTCAAACGTTGTTGTACGTCTTTGATACGTTGCTCAGAATGGTCATAGTCTAGGGTGGGTTCTATCCTATCAAACTGACTTGAATTGGGTGTGTTATTGGCTAGACTATCTAAAAACTTGCTCATACTTGTAGTTATGCAGAGGGGTATGTACAGCCAAAAAAAATGTGTGCGTAAAAATTTTTAAAGCACTACACTACTAGGGGCTGGTTGCTTTTAGTGGTGTCTTAGACGCATTTTAAGCGTCGTACACGTGCCTTACGCACTCGTGGTGTGTGCTTGGTAGTCTTAGGCTTCCTAGGTGCTAAGATGGCTCCTGTGCGTATATAGTGCTGTGTGAGGGGTGATTTTGGATCGTATGTGTTCATTCCAAAATATTAGTTATCAAAATTGCAGTTTTCGAGGTGGTTTATATAGTGCAAAAAATTAGACGCAATTTTTTAAATATCTTGTTTTTCTCCTGCCTGGTGATTCTGCATCACCATGGTTTTATTATATAAGCCCCTCGCCTCAAATTATTTTTTCTTTTTGGATTGCCGTCAAGAAAAAAGACTAGTATTTCTACTAGCCTCTTTCCCCCTAGCGTTGTGCTAGTCTCCTTTGTTGTGTGCTGTTGCTTAATACCCTACGTATCCCAGCCTAGGCCAGCACTGCCCGTTCCCCTTATTAGTCTGCTCTTGAATCCATGTAGGCCTTAAAGCCATAGTTCTTAAACACTTGGGCACAGGCTTGAGCACCGTGCTCTTTAACATCCATGCTCTGCCCTGCGTGTTTGCTAGGGTTCCAAATAGAGTATGCACCACTGTAGTCCTTTTCAATGCCAGCGGCCTTGAATGCTTTACCCAACTTGGTATTGCCCTTAACACCGTAGATCTTAGTTGATGCAAAGCCACAGTACATAGGCTCACCATACTGGTTGCCACCTGTGCTTTGGTTCCAATCTGCCAAGAATGACTGTGCCGCAATGTGTGCCGCATCTAATGATTCTTGTAGGATTGCTCGAACATCTTCCGCTGTGTAGTGGTTGATGTCATCGCTTACTGCTACTGCTGTTCTTGTCATTGTGTCTAACATATTCGCTCCTGTTTGTTTAATTTATATATACAGTGTACTATCAATTACCGGTTGTGTCAACCCCTAATTAAAGGCTGACATCTAGTTTATCAAAGCCAAAACTTGCTACGATTGATACTGTACCACAGTCTTCTACTAGGATATCTCCTACACTTATAGAGTGCATTGGCTTGTGTCTTGTGTAGGCCTCTTCAGGGCCTATGTTGCCTATCTGGAATGCTTCGTTTAGATCACTCGCATCCAGGTCTGCAACGTGTTCGTAGTGCTTGATGTTGGCCACAGGATCAAACCCTCTACCGTAACTGAACGGGGTGTCGGGGTACATTGCTTGGTGTGCTTCGTGTCCTACTTGGTAAACTTTGATCATCTTCGCTCCTTTTTCTAATTGTTATACTTACAGTATACAGTCTAAATTGAGTTGTGTCAACCAAAAAGGTGAACCCCAGTAAGAGGAGCGAATTCCTACTGGGGCTCTGTTAACGCGATTGATCTCCTCGAGCGAGGGTAATTGTTAAGAAGATCGCAACACTGTGGTCGCCGCGTAATCCCTCCAACTGGAAGGGAAACTTTGTGCAAGGTCAGCACATTTAAGTACTGTCCTTAGAGACAGTTCACGTAAACGTTTGCTGTTCTCGGTTATAAACTCTACCACATCGTCCTTGCGTTCCTGTGGCATATTGTATTCATCAAGCATGCCATCTCTGACAATCTGTTTGATACGCAACATCTTCTCACGATGTGTGTCTATGGTCAAATCCACATAGTGACAACGTGACTCTAGTGCTTCTAGGTGATCCTTGAGTTTCTTACTACGAACGTTTTCAAACTTGATATTGGTAATGAATATCGCACTACCTTTGAATTCAAATCTGTCTGGAATACCTTCGCTACGCAGTAGTCGCGAATCAGTGTTCCAACTTATGTAACGCTTCTTACTAGTATCCAAGGCCGCCTTTAGAATGTTCAGCGAAAGGTCATCTAGTAACACAGAGTCACAGTCATCAAACACAACTACGTTCTTAGGATCTGAAAACTTGTACAGTTTGCTGTAGAGTCCAATTGCACTCATAGCACCCTTGACAACTTCGTAGCGTCTGCTTTTGCCACTTACATCATCAAAGATTGAATCCTTTTCTAGTTGTGTTTCAACACCGAAACTCTTACCAACACCCGGAGGGCCACTTACGATCATTGCACGTATGTTACCTTCCTTGCAGGCTCTGGTCATCTCGTCTAGGATACCAAAACGTTTGCCAATACGTTCCATGACCTGTTCATCGGTCTCTGTGTCCTTGACTGTGTTCTTGAGAGCGTTTTGCTTGACTTCATCGAAGTTGCTGTCTACGATCTCATAGTCCTGTGGTGTGTCGATCTTTACACGTATACTACGTTCTGGAAAGCCTGCTTGTGCGGCTCCATCAACAGTTACATACGCACCGTTCTTGCCTTGTTTGAAATGCTCAATGAGTGGAAACTTCATGCCTGATACATCTGTATCTGCGCCTCTGATCTTGTATGTTCCAGTCTTGAACTGTATTAATGCTGTCTTCATGTTTCGCTCCTTTTGTTAATTACTCTTACAGTATACACTCATATGCATGTGTGTCAACCATTATTTTTAATTCCATTCGTCCCAATTGTAAATGCCTTCGACCCCTTGCTCTAGTTCTTGGTCTCGCATGTCTTCGATTGATTCGAACTCTTCCTCATTCTCGATGAGCGTGTCACTGTCGTCCGGTGACGCTTGATCCAACAACTCATCCCACTCGTCCTCCATAGGACGCTTACCCCACTTAGGCCCCATTACTGACCTCCTACTGTTACTTGATATCCATATGCCCAATGACCGTTGTCCATGTCAAAGATGCATCTGTCCTTGTCCTCTACAAAGATCTTGTCCATTGCAATACCATACTTCTCTGAATGATTTTTGCACAGTTCGATCCCTGTGACTTTTGCTTCGCCGAATCTGCTGTCGACTGTTGTTCCGATTTTAATATAAGTTCTCATGTTCGCTCCTAACTTGTTAACTGTTTATACTTACAGTATATGCTCTAACTGTGTAGTTGTCAACCACTTTCTTGGGTTGATTTTTATATAGTTTTGGTGGGTTGAATGCCCGATCGTTGTTGAGTCTTGCAATGCTTTTGGTGCTACGAATCAGTACCATTAGGCTACCTCCTCTTCAAGTTTGATGTACTCCTCTTGGAAGTCTGTACGATTGCCGCCGGCCAACATCCTGTATGAAGTTGCCTTGCCCTTGTAGCCGGGTTGCCAATAGTCTTCTGCCTTGACATAACGGCTAGCATAGAAGCCCTTGTCCTCTACATGGATGTTCCACGGAGTTTCCCACTCCTCACAACACACTGCGTCATCTTCCATGACGTCCGAGTAGATGATGTATTCTTCTTGATACTCATCGCTCGACTCGATCAGTGCTCGTAACTGCGGAAGCAGATCCTTGTTGCTCACACCCGGTACCACATAAGTGTCGCCACCCTTGAACTTCCAATACTGTGGACACTCACCTTTGCCATCCCAATCGTGGGCGCCGTAGTTTTCCTTGTATTGTGTTTGAATTACTAGTTTCATAAAGTTCGCTCCTTATTGTTTATACTTACAGTATAACTGGTTTTTCCGGAATTGTCAACCTCTTTTTTGCATTATTTTACAATTAATTTGTCGCGTATTTGCTAGTGTATTCGTACCACATTTCGCTATACAAATCGTCTTTGCAATCTGCTTCACTGCTTCCCTGTAGCAAACCCTCGTGTTCTTGCATCACGTCTGCAAGTTCGTATACATTTTCGCATTCGCTAATTTTATCAAAAGCAATGTCGTAAAACTTGTTTACATTGTCTTCTATTAAATTGTACATTCCCATCGTCGCTCCTCTCGCTTTTTTATTTTATAATTAACAGTAGCACACTTTTGCACTACTGTCAACTAGTTTTTTTATTTTATTTTAGCACTCCATACTAGCGTAGTTGTTGTCTTGCATGCCTTGTTCAGTAAAACTTACATCCATATTAAGTGCTTTACTAATAGCATTTTCAAATCCACTGTCAGTGTAAATTTCCCATGTTGTGTCATGTTCCACATTTACCATTTTGTAACTGTAGTCATCATCAACATTTACTGTTTCAATAACTTGTATACTTTTTACAGCAACAGTATCACTTCCATTGTAATCCCATATGCTGTCCATAGCAAGTTTAACATTGCCTTCAGTTTCATATGTTGTATAGTTTATAGTTTCATTTGCGTTTTTTTCAACGCTTGTGTGTGTTTTTGTAATGTTTAACATGTACGCTCCATAATGTTAATTGTTATTGTATTATTAATATAACACAGTTTTTCCAAACTGTCAAGCATTAAATTAAAGTTTTTTACATACGCATACAAGCGTCTTCGCCGTCGTAATCGTGTGCTTGTTTGTCTAAAAAGTAAAAGTTTAAAATGTTATTACGTTTGCAATAATCGTGCCACATTTCACTAACGCCCTCGTTAACACAATCGTCGTCGTATCTATAATTAGTAACACATTGCATTGCTTTTTCATATGTAATTGTGTTGTCATAAAACATAGTAATTAACTTTTTTGCATTGTCTAAAATTTCTTCACACGTATCCGTTTCCCAATAATTTTCAAATTCACTGTCAAATATTTCAACTTTGTAATTTGCCCAGTGTGTTAAAAAGTTTACCATGTGTTGTAATTGTGTTTTTGTAATTGTGTTTTGCATGTACGCTCCGTATTGTTATTATATTATTAATATAGCACAGTTTTTCCAAACTGTCAATTATTATTTTACAAAATACGTATAATAATCTTCCTCATGCTCCGCAATTTTGTCCCCATTTTGCAAGTTGTTGCTTTGCTCCATTTGTGTGTAAGCACGTTGTAAAAAGTAATATGTAATTTTGTTTAGTAGTTTTTGCATGTGTGTAACCCTCATTTTGTTATTGTATAATTTAATGTAGCACAAAAAACACAGTTATGCAAATACTTTTATTGCATAACTGTTATGCAATTTTAGTTGCTTAAATATACGTAATTTTCTAAGTTAACTTTTTGCATTGCTGTGTTAGCAACTACAGTTGTAAACAAACTGCTTTCATCATAGTACGTTATGTTGTTAGCAAACACTTCCATTATGCTTTGCAACGCTACGTAATCATTGCTTTCATTTTCAACGTACAGCATTTGCAACTGTGCAAAAATGTTAGCACTGTTAATAAAGTAACTTGCACTTGTGCAATCTGCTTCCACTACGTTTAAGTTGTTAAAGCAGTTATTAATTACAACGTATAACGTATCCATGTGTACGCTTTTAGTTTTAGTTGTAGTTGTTTTAGTAATAGTTTTAAAGTTTTGCATGTACGCTCCTTATGCATTTGTTATTGTTTTATAGTAACACAGTTTTTCCAAACTGTCAATTATTATTTTGCATTAAAATACATGTCCTCGTTGTAAAGTTGTGTATAGTTTGCTTTTAAATTAAAATGTTGTTGTAAAATTTGTGTTGCAAGTTTGTTGCAAGTACAGTTATAAACGTTTCCACTTATAAAATTTGTGTTGTAATTTGCATAACAATCTACAACATAAGTTGTGTTATTATGCACAACATTAAACATAAAGCAAATGTCCACGTCGTCTGTGTAAATGCTTGTGCAAGTTACA